GTATTAAAGTTTCAAATAGGTCTGGAGTAGCGACTGCAACTATAGCTAGAAATAGTGAAAATATAATGGGCGCTGCTAGTGATTTAACATTAGATAAATTAAACGCTGGTTTTGAGCTAATCTACTCTGGCTCAGCTCAAGGATGGGTATTGATAGGAGTAGAAGGTACAAGCGCATAAATAAAATAATATGGCAAATTTTTCAAGTTTTTTTCCAACCGCCGCAGGGGGTGGAGGTATTGGACAAACAATAACAGTAGGTGATTATTCTTACCCAAATGCAATAAGTTTAGAAGCTTACGAGGATACTTTAACGCAATTAATGGTTGGTAGCTATGCATATCTTACTAGGATAGTCACTCCGAGTACATCTTCACCAACCTCATATGCTGTCACACCAAGCTCAAATAATACTTATGCTACACTAGCAAATATTACCTCAGCAACTAATGGTGGGGGTATATATTTTTTAGGTGCCGATTATCAAAATAGTGTTAATTATGCTCCTGTATTTGGTTGGCGAATTACGATTGATGGTGGAACACCTTACGAAATAACATCTCCCTCAGCAGGTGCAAAGTCGCAAGTAGTAGTAATGGGAGCTGGTTATGAAATTTATGGGGGGTATGCTGCAAGTCAACAAAGAGAATCGTCTGCTAGTTTTGGTCAAATTAAAAATGCCGCTAGTGGTGTTACTGGGGCGTATAACTCATTTAATAACGGTCATTATTATACATCACAAAATAATTCTTATTCACATAGCGATGTCACTATATTGCCTGCAGAAATTCAATGCACATTAGGGTTGCCTTATGTTTATTTTGAAACTTCTTGTTTAGTAGAATTTAAGGTCACCGAAGCCAGTTCTTTTTCGTCAGGGTCAGGCAAAGCACTAATTAAAACTTTTTAAAAAATGAATTATACAATTACAAATTTAACCGACAATAGCCGTAATGATAATCCTAATCACGGCGATTTATTAAGGTACGTTTATGACAATGGTACAACATTAGAAAAAACTCATCACGACCCAACACCCACAACAGAAGAAATTGAGTGGGAAGCTAAAGAATGGCGGGATAATGAACTTGGTGATTCTGACTTCATTGTTCCTTTGTCAGACTATCCAAACAGAGACGCTTGGATAACATACAGACAAGAATTAAGAGACTGGACAGCTACTGGGGACTTTCCAGATACAAAACCTACAAAACCTTAAAAAATGGCAATAACTAAAGTAACATCAGCAGTATTAAATGACGATGCTGTATCATACGACAAACTTGGAAGCGAGTTTACAACAGCTGCTGCATTATCTGCAAGCGATGTAGACTTTAGCACTGCTCAAGTATTTACAAAAACATTAACAGCTGCAGATACATTGACATTTTCAAACGTATCAACTGGAATGGTTAAAGACCTTGTGATTACAGGGGACTTCGCTTTAACACTACCAGCATCAGTTAAAGTTATATCTGGAACGTATGACGGAACAGTATCTAACCTAATTCAAATAGTATCAACCAACGGTGCAACTGAACAGTGGGCATCTATAAGTCAACAAGCAGTATAATCATGGGAACAAAAGCAATAAATAAAAACGGAACAATTAAAGTTTATCAAGGTGTACCTAAAACTTTACATGCTTCATCTGGAACTTATTTAAATGCTCCAGCGATGACTGATGCACAGCTAAGAGCTGCAGGTTTATTTGATGTGGTTATGCCTGAGGACTATGATTCACAAATACACGATCTAGGAGAAGTCTTTTGGGATTCTGCAAATACGCAGTTTACATATCCAAAAACAAATAAAACTTGGACACAAACTTTAGATGAGTTAAAAACTCAAAAGATTGCTAATTTAAAATCAAACGCAAATAGTAAGCTTGCAGAAACTGATTGGATTATCGTAAGAGATAACGAACTTGGTAATACAACTTCACAGTCTACTTTAGATGATAGAGCAGCAATTAGAACAAGTTGTGCTACGAAAGAAAGTGAAATAAATGCATTAACAACAAAAGCATCAGTTGTAACTTACGATACAACTCTATAGTATGATTGGTAAAAAACTAATAAATACAGGGGGAGCGGCGGTAGATACTAACTTACCATCAGGTTACTTCAACACCGTACTCTACGAAGGAAACGGTTCTACTCAAAAGATAGGTGGGTATATAAATAGAGGAGCGGTATTTAATGGGAGTAATAGCCAAATAATTTTACCATCACTTGGAAATACTTATCAAAATAATTTTTCCGTTTCTTTTTGGTTTAATATTAAAACAATT